ATAATTATGAAAAACTTTAAGATTACAAATTTAAAAAGCAAAGTAGTTCACTATATGAACGAAAGCGAAAAGGAGCAATTCTTTACAAGAAACTCTTTAGGAAATTACAAAAGGGAAGATGTACAGACGATAGCAAGAGAAAGGTACAATAAAAAACTACACGATTTTGCTTTCTCTATTGGACTAATGGCAATCTTTACAATCCTTTTATTTATGATGTGTGGAACATTTAGTTTAATTGACTCTTTAATATTTTAAAAATGGAATTACTAAAAACAATAAAAGTGAATGAGGTGGTAAGCAATATTACTACGTCAGTATTAGATGGCACTATAAATCCATTAGAAGCTATTGTAAGCCTTAAAAAGCTTGAGGAGATAGTAAAGAAAGCAAAAGCTAGTATAAACGAATCAGTAATATCTGAGGCTGCTAAGTATGGCAAGACCTTTCAGTATGGAGATGCTGAGATAACAAACAAAGCTAGTGCAGGTCGTTATGACTACTCAAACATCATAGAAATAGTATCAAAGGAATTAGCATTAAAAGCTTTAAAGGACAAACATAAGGCTGCATTGAAAGTTGATGTAATTGACTTAGATACAGGAGAACTAATACAAGCACCAATCTACAAAGGAGGTAAAGAGATTATCTCAATCAAATTAAATAAAGAACTATAATGAAAGCAGAAAAAAAACAGGACTTCTTAATAGCTATACAAAGCGAATTAAAAGCACCTAAGAACCAATTTAACAGTTTTGGAAAATACAAGTATCGTTCGGCAGAAGACATTCTCGAAAGCGTTAAACCACTTTTAAATAAGTATGGTTGTTACCTTACTATTACAGAAAAGACTGAGGAGAAAGCAGGAATATTAGTATTAACTTCTAAAGCTACTATCTCTGACGGAGAAAGAACTATCTTTGTGGAGGCTGAAGCAGGTATTAATCCTAATAGAAAAGGAATGGACATAGCTCAATCGTTTGGCTCTAGTAGTTCATACGCAAAGAAATATGCACTTGGTAACTTATTCTTATTAGATGACACTAAAGACGCTGATAGTAATAAGGTAAACGAACCTATTTCAAAGCCTGAAATGACTACTGACATTTACAATATTATGTTAGAATTTATCAATACAGGTAAAGGTTCAGCAGTAATGTCTAAGATGAGAAACTACTCAATGTCTGAAAAACAAGAAAGTACATTGATGAGAATGTTAAAGCAAGAAATAAATAAATAATTTAACCGAGAAAAGTCCTACTCACTAATCATAGGCGAAATATATAATGGAAGTAAAAGGAAAAATAGTAAAAATACTTGACTTTGAACAAGGTACGAGTAAATCAGGAAAGGGTTGGCAGAAACAATCAATCGTATTAGATAACGGTGGTGAATTTAATAATGAAGTTTGTGTAAGTGCATTTGGTGATAAGACTTATGACATTGCTAAATTAGAAGTAGGAATGGATATGAAGATTTTATGCAATGTTTATTCAAGAGAATATAAGGGAAGGTACTATAATTCAATTGACGGTTATCATTTTGCACAAGTAAATCAGACACCACCTGAAGGATTAGATAAGCATTTTGCAGGCACTACTCCTGATGACTTACCATTCTAAGATGACACCAAAACAAAACTTTAAAAACTTATGCAACCTTACTACAGAGTTAGTAGGGTTGCCTAAAGGCTCACTATCTAATAGGTCAAGGGAACAGAAGTACCAAATACCAAGAGCTGTTATTAGTGTAATTGCTAGGCAAGAAGAAAACATACATAGAGATATTATAGGTAAGGGAATTGACAGAGATAGAACTTGTATTAATCACTATGAGAAATTTCACAAAGCCAACTACAAGTCTTATGAAAGATACAGAAAGACTTATATAAATGTTTACATAGCTTATTGTAACCAAAAGAAACAAAAGAAATACTTTAAAACTCAAGCAGCTTTTTATAAATTCCTTGATAAGCATAACATTAAATCAAGTGAAAATCACACTACTGAACTAGCATTAAGGTCAGGGAACTTCTATGTTATCTTACAATTAACTCACGAAGACTTCTATAATGTTATTGAAATTATTAAGTTTGCATTTAGAGATTATCATTATGAATACAAAGTTATATAAATGAAACACCTATTAAGCAGTACAGCATTTTTAATAGTAAACAAAGAACTAGCGAAGCAAGTAGGATTAAAAGCGGCAGTCCTACTTGCTGACCTTATATCTAAAGAAGAATACTTTATTTCTAAAGGAATGACTGATGGATGGTTTTTTAACACAGAAGCTAATATTGAAGCTGATACTACACTTAATCCATATCATCAAAGAAAGTGTATTAAAACGCTTAAAACACATCAAATAATAGAAACTAAGCGTATGGGAATACCTGCAAAACAATACTTTAAAATAAATGAACAACAAGTTATGCAAATTTTAAACAACTTGTTAGTTAAAGATTCAACAACTATTAATAAGAATAAAGAAATAAGAATAATTAATAATACTATATCTAATAGGAGAGAAGATTTTGTTTCTGAAGTTTTAACTTTTGATTATGATGAAAGTATTTTAAATGGATTCATAGATTATTGGACAGAACCTAATAAGTCAAATACAAAAATGAAATTTGAATTAAACAAAACTTGGAAAACAGAATTAAGATTAAAGACTTGGGCAACTAATCAAAAGAAATGGGATAAACCTAAGTCTAAGTCAAAAGGAATGTCTAAGTTAGACGCACAAATTAATGAATGGCAAAAAGCAAAAGAATTATTATGATACCACTAAAAAAAGAAGAACTAAAAGAACTTACTGAAAAGGTTTTAGACTTATTAGCAAAGACAGCAGTAGAGATAGGACACAGGTCAGACGCTCAAACTCTAGCAAGTTTAAGTAAAATATTTGCATCAGACTTAATACAAGAGAAAAGATTCGGCAATATGTCTTGGAATCAAATACTAGATGCTTTTCACATAGGAGTTAGGTTTGGTAAAGATGAACCATTCTTAAACATCAGAACCTTTTACAAGTGGGTGTACGCTCACAAGAAAGTAATTGATGACGCAACTTATCAAGTAAGAACTTTAGGTAACGACCCTAAGCAAGTAAGATATTATCAAGAACCTATAAAATTATTAAAATGAAAAAAGAAGAATTGTACGACCCTGTAAAAACAGGAAGTTTCCAAATGATGTTCGGATTCCCACAGCCAAGTACATACCGACCTCAAAAGTGGGTATCAATTAAAAAGCCTAAAGAAGAAAAGAAATGAAAACAATAATTATTAAATCAAGTGAAGTTAAAAATGGAGCTGATGCAATTCTATGGCACTTAAAAACTTATGGACATATTACTTCTTATGAAGCTATAAAAGAATATGGTGTTACAAGACTTGCGGCTATAATATTTAACCACAGGAAAAACGGATATGATATTGATAGTATGCCTTTGAAAAAGAAAACAAGGTTTGGAAGGTCTACTACAATATCTAAGTACATTTATTCAAAGCCTATTGAATCATATAGTTAAAATAAGATATGGTAAAGAAAACAATTAGTAAACTAAAGAAGGAGTTAGATAAATGGTTCAGTCTTTATATCAGAATAAAGGACTCTAATGAATATGGTTATGTACAGTGCATAACTTGTTCGGTGGTAAGATTTTATAAAGATGGTATGCAAAATGGTCATTTCCAATCTAGGCGTTTTATGGCTACTCGTTTCAATGAAGAAAATTGTTCTACACAGTGTATAAAATGCAATATGTATTCTCAGGGCGAACAGTATAAATTCGGATTAGCTATTGATGCTAAGTATGGAGAAGGCACAGCAGAAGAATTAGAGTTCCTAGCTAGGACTACATTTAAGATTTCAAGAGTAGAATATGAAGAACAGATAAGTTATTATAAAAACCTTGTTGAAAACTTAAAAGAAGAAAAAGGAATAGAGTAACATTTTGATTATCTTTGGCGTATGATAGAACCCATCTACGCAAATAATGAACACAAAGTAATTATAGAAACATACATCACTATGTGTAAAGAGTTCGCAAAGGAAGTAAGTACCAAAAATAGATATGAGAATTACTTAGAAGTGGTAGAAATTATAACGGAGTATTCAAATCATTACGGAGAAGGACAGAGAGAGAATAATTTTTGGGATTGGTTAATGATAATACCAATTAACTTAGCAGTAGCAACTAACGGATTCTTTGCAGGAATAGAAACAAAAAGCAATTCAGCAGTAGTCAGAGCATACCGAGTAGTCCTTGATGAATTAGTACAGAGTACAGTAGATAAGATAGATAAGATAGAACCAATTAATGACTGAGATTTACGAAGAAATAGCAAAGCTATCAGATAAGTTTAGGACTATGGCTTACGGACTAACTCCTGATGAGAACGAGGTCAATGAGGCTGTTCAAGAACTTATGCTCTACCTCCTAAGTATGAATAAATCCACACTTTCTGCTATTTATGAAAAGGACGGAATAGATGGAGTAACAAGATATGGAGCAGTTGCATTAAGACGAGCATTAACAAGTCCACGAAGTAATTACTATTATAAGTACAAGAAGTATTACACACACATAGACAGTTTAACAAGTGCAGTTACTTATGATGAAATGGAAACAGGGGAAACAATACCATCTAAACACCTCTACAACTTGCCTAATGAAATAACAGACGACTATCAATGGACTAGCCTTGAAAAGATAGACAAAGCCTTAGAAGACAATTTTTCTTGGTACGATACTAAGGTTTTCCAATTATACTATCACGAGTCAAATACACTAGACTCACTCGCTGCGAAGACAGGTATAAGTAGAAACAGTTTATTTACAACAATAGATAAAGTAAGAGTACAATTAAAACATAAGCTAAGTGAATAAGTTCTTTGTACCAAAAGATATATATGAAGATAGAATGGCTATCTGTAAAGGATGTGTTTTCTATTCAAGTCTATTGGGAAATTGCTCCATTTGTTTATGTTTTATGAAAGTGAAGTCTTCAATTAGCAGTCAGTCTTGTCCAAAGGGTTTTTGGCAAAAGACAACAGAAGTAGAAGTAAGAACAGATATACCTGAAGAAATAATAGCAGAGATTGTATTACTTTGGGAGGACTTAAAAACAGGGAGAGCTAAAGACCAAAGAGCAAAGAAGAAAATGATTGAGATATACAACACGTTATACAGCACCAACTACTCAACAGGAACTAATTGTGGAAGTTGTATAGCAGCTTGTTTTGATGGGATAAAAAAGATATATAAAGAATACTCAGGAAATAATTAACTAATAAAGGGTAAGACCTAAAAGCTTTAATTTTTCAGACCTGAGTAGTAAAGGGGGGGTTTGGTCGCCTCCCCAATACAATGAACCGAATATAAATGTTAATCGGCTCAACTAAAACAATAGAAATGGAAAGAACATACAAAACAATTAAGTGGGTGTTGAAAGGACACATCAAAAACAAAGTAAATTCTTTATGGATATGGGAAGAAGATAACTTCACTTGTATCTTTGATACTTATTCAGGAAGTGAAAGAATCTACACGAGTAGCCAACTACTAAGACTTTTATCAGAATAAAACTATGATTATATTTACATTACTAGGCATCTTAACAGCAATCTTCTTGTTTGTGGTTATTCTTATGACTATAATAGAAACAAGAGTTAAAAACAGAAGAAAAGAAAAACTCTTTTGGAATATGGAGAATTTAGAAACTGCTAACATAAGGGGACAAAGAGATAAAGTAGAAACTAGGACAGGAGGACTAGCACACGATAGAAATAGAACTTACGAAGAAATACAAAAAGGAAATGAAAAACAATAGAATACCAAGTTACTACATAGGAAGACGATACAAGATAGAAGCTTGTAAAGTCATTGAGGACTTTGATTTGTCTTACAATTTAGGAACGGCAGTAACTTATCTCTTACGAGCAGATAGGAAACACGACTCTCCGATTGAGTGCATACAGAAAGCTATTAATCATTTAGAGTTTGAACTTGATAAGCTAAAGAGATGACACTATACACTTGCGAATGTGGAAAGACTAAAGAACTATCTAAGGCTACAATAGTCTACAGAGATGATGCTTGGGTAGCAAAGGAAGCTGAATGTGAATGTGGTCTATATATGGATAGCGTACCAACAGAAGGCATACCTACTTTACAAAGAACAGAGCCTAGTCTAACTAAGAAAAGAGATAAGTTATGGGCAGGAGCAAAGGAAAAGCTAGTAGGCTCAAGAGGAATTAATGAATCCTTTGACTAATGAAGTTCGTGATAAAGTGTGATAAAGATAAGCAAACTCTAATAAACTATTTAAAGGAATTAGGGAATGACTATTTAGTAGACGTAAAGAAACAAAGAAACACTCGTAGCAATATGCAGAATAACTATTATTGGAGTTGTATCGTTCAAGTCTTGTCTAATGAACTAGGCTACTTCCCTGACGAAATTCACGACCTGCTAAAGGTCAAGTTCTCAAGTGAATGGAATAGTATAGAGATAAACGAAAGGAATGTAGGAATCCAAGTAGTCAAGTCTACAGCTAGAATGGATAGCAAAGCCTTTGAGATATATGCAGACCAAATAAGAATGTGGGCAATAACTGAATTAGGTATAAGACTAATGCTACCAAATGAATACGAGTAATTTCTATTATATAATATCACTTGATTAATCAAATTATTTCAAAATGGAACACGGAGGAAAAAGAGAAGGTGCAGGACGTAAAGGTAAAGCAGAAGAACAAAAGCTAATAGAACACTTAACACCAATGAGTAGTATAGCACTAGAAGCTTTACAAGAAGGTATAAAGCAAAAACAACAATGGGCAGTTAAGTTATACTTTGAATACTTCTATGGTAAGCCACAGCAAAGAGTAGATGTAACTACTAATGATGAAAGTCTTAATGTACCTTTAATAAACTTTATAAGCTCTGAATCTTAGCGACAAATACACAGCACTCTTTAAGTCAGATGCTAGATACTTTATTATAACAGGAGGTAGGGGTTCAGGTAAGTCTTTTGCAGTTACAGTCTTTCTAACGCTCTTAACTATGTCTAGGAATGTTAGAGTCCTATTCACACGTTATACAATGACATCAGCACATTTGTCAATCATTCCTGAGTTCTTAGAGAAGATAG